CCCTATATTACTATAGAATTTAACCTGGGATAATCCCATTTTGACTTTTGTAATGATATATGGTTTAGTGGTTCTTAGAATCAGTCCACTCATTATAACTTCGGTTATACTAGTGGATCCGCCTTGACCGGACCTAAAAACTGGCGTCCCTCTTAATGAGGAACAGCGCAGTCTTTTATTTGCAGATTTTGTAGTTACCTATCGTTTACAGTATATTACTATTGCGATAGTGTTGAGTCCCTTAACAATTTAAAATTTTAAACCATGAAAAATACTATTAATAAAAATAATAATACTTTTATGGCAATGTTAAAAAGTTTAGGAACTTTCGGAGTCGTCAAAGAGAAGATGTTTTCCGTTTCACAATTGTGAAAAGGTGTTAAGATCCATTTGAAAGCACTTATTGTGCTGACTAATGGAAAACTTTCATCTGTCCCTTCAAGAGCTAAGATTTTACATAACCTGGTCATTCACATAAAGAAAATGGATGCGCATCATGGTTCTTTAATTACAGTAAAGTGATTAAAGGCTAACCACGTAGCTCTCCAAAAGTATTTAGGTGATGATAAACTCGAATCCCTAAGAGGACTAGAGCCTAATATTCCCTTACCTCGTTTGTATAACGGTCTTCCTTCGATTATTAATCGAAAGGATAGAAAGGCTATACAATTAGGTAACACTGAAATTATTCAATTTTGATTGACTAGTTTCAGCTTGTATAGAGTCCTAAAGTCGGATTTTAATCCGAAAATTGAATCTATAACGGGAGAATATACAGGAGATAAAGATTACTCATGGGCATTCTTAGATTTCATTGATAGCGCTCCTCGAGGGAATTTCTTTTCTAGATTAGAAAGATTTTCTTCTTGGAAGTTAGCCGTTAATTTGAGATCTAATAATGTTGCCCTAATCCAGTCATCTTCCCCTTCAAATTCGGTTTCTTGACATGGTCTTTTAAATGACTGTATCAAGATCCGTGATTCGGAGGTTTTTAAATACTTTATGGAGTATATCACTTTAACAAAAAATGATAATTTCTATCGTATTTTTAAACAAGCTTTAACTTTACATGATCAACTGCCACTTAATCAAATCAAGACGAAAAAGTCTTTGGTTGATTCACTTGGTCAGTTGGCATTTAAAGAAGAAGCTGCGGGAAAATTAAGGATCTTTGCGCTTGTTGATGTCTGAACACAATCTTTACTAAAACCTCTTCATTTGGTGTTATTTGATTTGTTAAAATCAATACCCAATGATGGAACTTTTGATCAAGATGCTTCAGTTCAACGTTCTAAGGAAAAAGCAGAAAAGTCGCAGTGTGCTTATTCATTTGATTTAAGCTCCGCAACTGATCGTTTACCTATCATTTTCCAGTCGGCCATCTTGGATAGAATCCTTCCTGTAAAGGTTGGAAACTCCTGAGCGGGACTCTTGGTTATGAGAGATTACTTTCTCCCTCGAAGTGCAAAGAAGTATGGTCTTACTGAGAAATCAGTAAGATATACTGTAGGACAACCCATGGGGGCTTTATCGTCATGAGCAATGTTAGCTATAACTCATCACTATCTTCTTCAGTTTTGTTCTTTTAAAAAGAATAAGACTTTTGGTTGATATGAGAATTATGAAATTCTCGGTGATGATTTAGTTATCTTTGACTCTGATGTTGCTACTGAATATTTGGAATTAATGCGAAAATTAGGTTTAGAGATTAATCTCTCTAAGTCCATATCTTCGTCGTCAAAACCAGTATTCGAATTTGCAAAACGGACGGTGGTCTTTGGTTCAAATGTATCTGGTTTATCAGTTAAACAACTGATATCAGCTACATCTATTGGATCTAGAATAGCGAATATTTTATATTTTGCGAAACTGGGTCTAATAAGAACTAACACCATTTTATCATTACTTTTAAGTCGGTTTTACAAAACAGATCAGCGATCTGTGATGTTACCTTCGTTAGCTCTATTAGGAAGCCTTTTTAATTCTAAAAAGATTTCGCTGAAAGCGTTAACGACAGTGTTGATTGATCCTAATGATGAGGATTTTGATTTTAACGAATCAAAATTTTCTCTACCATTGAAATCGATCTTAACCGCCGAGAAGGAAATTTTGAACAATCATGTTCAGCAGCTTGATCTTCTGCCCATTTCGAAAGTGGAAACACGTTTAGAAATGTGAGATGAGATGGAGGCTGACTTGATTGCGTCTGTTCTACTAAAAGCTTTACAAAGAGTTAAAGAATTAGAAAATTCATTTGATGAATTGACTTCTTCTGGAAACTATGCGTCTTGCTTATTAGTAGATATTCAGGCTCAACGCGAAGCGAATCCAATGATAATTTATCAATTGGATGGTTGAATAAGCGAACTAATCATTGATCATTCGAACTTTGATATAGTGGACTTAGTCGACCAAGTGGAAGCGATTGCTTATGCTCATGCTAAATACCCTTCATGTAGTCTTGAAAAAGCTTTATCTATTTTAGATAAAGTGGATTCTTGATGAATGAAGTTAGATATCGTTCGACAAAAGAAGATTTCGATTGTCGATACTTTATCTCCAGTATTTTCATGAATTTCTAGCTCTCAAGGATATTCTAGGACAGGTTACTTAGTGGAACGTAAGTTTATTACGGACTACTATTCATAGTATCAGGCTGCGCTTGATGTTAGGAAAAAGATCTTAACTTTTGAAGGAATGCTCTTTAGAGCCTCCGACAGTGGCTAAAACCATTGTCATAATTAA